GCTTGTAATGTACTTAATAAGCTAGGTATTGCACTTGGGTATGCAAAATCATAATAAATACCTCCCCAGCCATTCTGAACTGGACTACCCCACCAACTAACTGGATATATTTCGTTTGCCATCTTTTGTCTTTTTTGTTAGATACTTTTTTAACTTAACAACATTTGTATTTTTCGGTTTGTACATTCCTTTCATTATAATACCCAATTACTTGAATTTACATCTTTGTCTGGATATACATCAGAATCTGTATTGCTTGTGTATTCTGGAAATAAAGTGCTATTGTAGCAAATGTAATCAATGAATCTACGACAATAGTACTCTGCAAAGTCTCTCTGTTTTTGTACTAAGAAATCAACTTCGTCTTTTGATGCACTTTCAGCATTTTCTGATGTGTGTTTAAATACACCACCATTCTTTACTTGATATGCTGCAAATGGTAAATAATCTACCATAGCATAATGAATCAACATAGGTTGCACATAGTCTGTAACTAAAGATAAATAATTACCAGTTAAACTATCTGCAATTATATCTGCTGATATTTTATCATACAACTTACTTCCTAAATAGTTTTGTATGTGTATCTCTTGTGCAATCTTAACAAATTGTATGAATTTATCTGTATCAACGTTTCCATCAACAATACTATTCTTTACTAAATCCGTTCTACTTATAAATAATGCAGTTGCCATATCTTATTTTTTCTTATCTAATAAATATTTATAAGTTCCTAATAAAAAGGAAACATAACCACCTCTTTCTATCCCTAATTCCCTACACTCTAAAGAACTCAAACAATAATCTTTACAAACATTTGTTTCTTTTCGTAAAACAGTTGTTGCCGAATGAATTTCTTTTTTTATTTGTATTAACTTTAGTATATATTTTAACATCTATTATCTCTTTTTATTTACAAATCCGTTATTTGGCATATCCGTTGGTCTTTTAGCAACTTCTTTTGCATTTACCTCTGGTTTAAAACCTTCTTTTTTAGCTTTGTTTACACTTACTTCTGCATTTGGATTTCCTACATCTGGTTTAGTGCTTGGTGTTTTTGCTTTATAAGTCTTTCTCATCCAAAAATGATGACAATCTCCTCCACCTTTATAAAGCCATATATCATAAGTATCAGCTCCGTTTAAACCCCACCCAGCATTAACTGACATTGTACTCATTCTATCTATATCTTCTTTTCTGTATATCTTAGCAGCATTTACCATTTTCTTGCAAAACTCTCTACTATTTGCACTATAACTTAATGGTGCGTATTGATATCGTACTCTAAATTGTACACCCTCTTCATTTTCTCCATCTTGTTCACTCTTTGCATTTGGTCTTGCAGTTCCAGTTGTAACAAAATTGTACATTTTTGACAATACAGATAGTTTAGGATTGTTTAATTTATTTAGTTCTTCATTTAACTCATCTTCTGCATCATAATCAACTTTTCTTTCATCAATCAATTCCCAATTCTCTAAATCTTCATCTTCTCCTAATTGTTCTAAATCAGAAAACACCTTTGACATCTTTACACCAGTTTCTTGCTCTCTTGTTTCTTCATCCTTTACATTTTCTAAATCAACAAATTGTAATGGTTGTAACGTCTTAAAATATAGGTTTAAAGCAATATTATTAAAAGCAAGTATCTTATCAAAGGCATCTGTTAAAAGCTCTTGAAAAGGTATTATAACTGTGTTTTGCATTAATACTGTTGCAGTCTCTAATTCTTCTGCATTGTTACCAAAACCACTTGAATCTTTTATACCTAATAGCATAGGAGATACAATTCTGTGTGATATCATTATCTTCTTTTGTGATTCTTCAGAAAGGAATTGATATTGGTTGTGTGCATCTGATAATTGTACTGGATTTATATCTGCTGCTGATTCTTTATCATCGTTAAAAGCAAGTATAAATTTACCAGCATTACTGCTTCCACTAAACTTAGCTTTTATTTTATTTTCAACTAAGGTTTGTTTTTCTTCGTCTGGTACTCCATTATTAAAATTAATTAACATTGATGGAGCAAGTCCGTTCATTATATTGTTTAAATGATAGTTAGATACTTCTTCTTCTAACTCTGCATATTGTAAACCACCTTGATAGTCTGGAGTACTATAATAATACATCCCAGCTTCGTAAGGCTTAACATATAAAATCTCAATTGGTTGTGGTGTGTTAGATATACCAAAGGCTGGTATTCTTAAAGGCTTCTCAGATGGCTTTATATTAACCCAATCTGGATGGTAGTAATATGCTTGTACTTTTTTATCTTCTGCTCCACATTTCTCTGCTCTTAAAGTCTCAATTGGCAAGTGTTCTACCTTTGCAATAGACTTTTTGTCTTTTGAGTATATTACTTGTATTGCACATTGTCCAGATAGTTTTAAATCGTATGCAAAACGTCTTACATCATCTTTTTTAAATAAAGATAACATTCTTGCATATTGCTCTGGTCTTTTTGAACTATCTGTTGCATCTAAACCTCTTCCGTATATCATTTGAGAGATACCAGTAATACAAGCACTTGATGTTGCACTTCCGTTTGCTCTATTTATTAAGAACTGAAAATAATTGTTGTCAGCACCAAATTCAACCCATTCTTTGTTCTTTGTTTCTACAATCTGTGGAGATGTGTAAGATGACAAATTAACAAAACTAACTTTTGAGCTAGATGTTTTTGATGGTGTTGTTTTTCTGTATTTATTTATACGTTTACTCATAGTATTATAAAATCGTTATTCCCACTCTTTTCCTTGTACACATCTTTGTTTATTGTATAGTGTTCGTTATTAGATTGGTTTGTTGATTGTGCAGTACAAAATATTTTATCTCTGTAAATAATATCTGCTTCTGTTATTGAGCCTTGACCATTATAAACTTTTAAATCATAAAACCTACCCTCAATTAATGTATAGACATTTGATAACTCAACATAGTTTTTATTAACTATAGCAGTTGGTAGTATTGTCACTTCATTATTTGTACTATCATCCCTTAACTTTATCGTAACACTTGTTGAATATACTCTTGGTATAATCTTTATTGTTTGTGCATCAGATGTAGGTAACAAATGTTTCATATATATATAATACTAAAAGTTTGTATTTTTATTTATTTAAAAGAAAAAAAAGGGTAATCAATTAAGACTACCCTTTTCAAATGAAAAAAATTAAAAAAACCTATGCGTTAGGGTCTATTTGAGATGAACTTTCATTATCAGTAACAACAGTTGATGTTACAAAGAATGCTGGGTCAGTTTCTTGACCTTCTAAAGTTAAAGTGAATCCACTTAAATCTCCCATTGCAGCTCCAGATACAACTGTACCTCCAGTTACTTCAGCTCCGTGTTCTAAACCAACTAAAAAGAAATTACCATTATAATCTTCTATTGCAACGTGTGGTCTTGCAGTAGCTAATAATTTTATCTCCTCTTGTGTTGCTTTATCTAAAACTGGTAAAGTTAAATTTAAAGTTTGTGTGTAAAATGTAGTTCCGTTTTCTCTTGAACTATTAATTGTGGTTTCTAGTGAAGAATTACCTTTGATATCAAATCTAAAGAAGTCTGGTGTACCACTTATTGCAGTAATCTCTCCAGATGCTATTGTAGTTGTTCCCAACGTACCATAATCTGCGAAATAAACTGCTTTTAAGCCACCAACACTACTTTTACAAGGTAAAGCCCTACCAGATGTAAGTAAACAAGCCATTTGTGTTATATGTTTTAAAGTTATTAAAAAAGGGTAAGCAGATTAACCACCTACCCTCGTTATTATTATTGTTATTAGATTATAGTCCTAATCCGTAAGATACGATATCTTCAACGATTGCATATTGAACTCCAGCAGTATATCTCATAATGAAACGTACATTTTGTGAGCCATCTAAGTCAGCCATATCTAATACTTTTACTTCATTGTGGTCTGATAAAAGTCCAGTTCCAAAGAATAAGTTAGATTTTTGTGCTGCAATTGCATTGTTATCAGAAAGTCCGTTACAAGCTACAACTTTTACACCATCAAAATATTGGATGTCCATATCTTGGTTGTGTCCTAATCCAGCAGTTTGGAATCCTCCTAAAGCTCTCTTGTATGCTCTAAAGATGTTTTGTGCAACATAGATGTATAAATCTTCTTTTCCATATACTTCACTTGGAATAGCATCTACAATTTTTCCTAACTCAGCTACTACATTTGCAGAAGTTACTGCTTCTCCAGTAATCTTTTTTGCTCCAGTATGTCCAGCATCAGCATTTAATAAAGTTTTGAAACCATCAAAAGTTCCAGCACCAGCTACACCAGCCCAGATATCTTTTTCAGTTTGTTCTGCAATTGATTCAGACATTAATCCAATAAAGTAATCAGAAAAGTTAGATGGTAAATTATCACTAGCAGAATAACCCATTGATACTGCTTCCCAATCAGATTTGAATGGAGTTTTACAAAGCTCTAAATTTACTTGTAATTCTTTTGGCTCAATAATCTTTTCTGTTAAAGCAACAGTTCCAGCATCTGTAAAATCACAAGATGCATTTGCAATAGCACCGGAAAGATTTACTCTTTTTAATACTTCTTTAAACTTTACGTTTGGCTTAACTTCGATTAAGTTGTTTGCGATTGTATTTCCAGATAAAAGTGCTGCTGAAACATACTTTCCAGCAAATTCTCCACTATATGTGGATGTAATTGATAAACTCATTTTTTATTTGTTTAATTTGTTAAATATTCTATTTCTTGTTGTGTTCTTATTCCCTTTTTGAGAATAAAGGTTTAATTCTTTTTTGTCAGATAAGTTTTCTGGAGTATGTGTAATTCCTTCAACTTCTTCAGCAGATAATTCTACTTTATCTTCCTTTACTTCTGATAACTCAACTAATTCCTCTGCAACAACTTCTGTTTTAGATAATTTTAGTTCGTTGATTTCAGTTCTTAGTTTTTCAATTTCTGAGAAGAACATTTCTTCTGATATTGATTTAACTATCTTCTTTGGAGATGCAGTTTCTGTTGATAATTCTTCTTCTTCAACAACTTCTTCTGTTACTTCTGCTGGTGCTTCTTCTTCTGCTCCAGCTTCTTTAATCTCTCCAATGATACCTTCTTCTGAAACTACTATAATCATACCACCTTCAACTTCATATTCTCCAACTGGAACTGCAACTCTCTCGTCATCTGCAACGACAAAGATTTCTGCACCAGCTTCAAATACTTCAGCTTCTAAGATAGCACCATTATCTAGCTTCATTTGCTCTAGCTTTACTTCTAATCCAAGTAAAACTCTTGCTTTGTTTAATAATGTTCTGTCTGTGTTCATATTTATATAATAAAATTTAGTTAAAATTTTGTATTTTCAATTCCCTATTCTTCTTCTTCTGTTGCACTTATCCTTCCTATGCCTTGTTTCCAATACTCTGGAGTCTTGCAACTTTTATCAGTAGTATTCTTACACTCTATTGAGTAGGTGTTTTTACATTTACAATAAACTGCTCTCATTAGGATAAAAGTTTTTTAAGTTCTGCTAATTGCTTTTCTTCTAAATCTTCTTTTAACTCTTCATTCTTTTCTAACTTATCTGCGAAAAAACCTTCTATACTGAAACCCTTACATTTTTTTGTCAAAACATAGTTGTTCCATATCTCATCATTCTCAACTTTTACACTACCCATCCAAGTACCTACTGGAACATCTAAACCATATAAAGCAGTCTTGTCTTTTTCTTTATCTTCAACAATCCAACTTTCTACAAGTGTCATTCCCTCTAATTGTGCATCGTGTTCTAGTGTTGAATTAGATTGATTACCATTCTGTAAATACATTTGTGATGCTTTTGCAACAGTCTTTTCAGAAAAGAATATGTAGTACTCATCTTCTCCAGACTTTCTGTAAATAGGTTTCTTTGGTATTAATAAAGCACCCATTAATAAACGTTTTTCTTTGTCTATTTCAGCAAGTTTTATTTCTTGTTTATTAAGTGCAATAAAATCTGATTCAATTGCTGGATTTTCAACAACAGAAATAGCTTCTACTCCGATTGCTTCTTCATCATCTAAAATTAACTCTATTAGTTTCATATTTATATAATATTGTTTTAGTGTTATTTTATATTTTAATCTCCTAAACTTGCATCATCAATTATATTTCTATCCATACTTTGAGCAGTTGTTACATCGTTTGCTACAACATAGGCTTGTACTGGTTGTTGTGATTGCCCTCCAATGGCAGATGCTAATTGGTCTGTGGAACTTGCACCAACTACATTAAATGCTGGTGGTGTAGATGCTCCAGCTGGAACAGATGAAGGTATTGATGATTGACCACCTCCTCCAGATATACCTTTACCTTGACCAATAGCAGTAGCACCAATACCAGCAATTGCTAACCCAGCACCAATCTTTGTCATTGCTATTGATTTTGCAGTTGTTGCTAAAGATGATGCCTTTAATGGATTAGGTATTGTAAAAGCACCAACAGACGTGAAGAATGGTACTTTAGCCTCGTTTGCAGTTGCAGTTGCAATAGATTCTTTTGCTTTTACTACAACATTCGCAATAGCAGCACCCTTTTCTAAAATTAAACCAGCCATTGCTAATGCTTTATTTTTACCAGCTATTTGTTGTAACAACCCACTTAAACTAGCAGCAAAATTTATATAGTTTAAATTAATTTGTTTTTTTCTGTCAGCAATACTTTGTTCTATCTCTATCTCCCTATTTGCCCTTTCTTCAGCATCTATTAATCTTTGTTTCTCAGCTTCATCTTCAGCTAATTTCTTTGTCTTATCCTCTTCAGATTTTATCTCTTCTTGTTCTTTCTTTCTTGCTTTTTCCTCATCTTCAATAGCTTTTAGTCTTGCAACTTCTTCTGCTTTTAAAGCAATCAATTGAGATGTTACTTCTTTTTGTTTTGTTAGTTTAGCAGTTTCTAAGTTTATTAACTCAGCTTTTAATCTTGCTTCTTCTTCTAAGTCTTGTTTGTTACTATCTCCTAAAGCATTTTCTCTTACTTTTGCATCAAGTCTTAATTGAGCTGCTTTTATTTCTTTGTTAGTTATATCTTCTTCTAACTTACCAGCTTCAGTTAAAAAACCTATACGTTCTTGTAAGCTAAATTTTTCTTTATTTACTGCTTGTTCTAGTAGTTTAGCTCTATCTCTATTTGCTTCTGCTCTATCTACAATTAATTGTCTATCTAGTTTATCAGCCTTTGCTCTTTGGTCTGCTATTTGACCAGCTATTTTAGCTTCTTCTTTTAGCTCTTTTACAAGTTCTTTTGTGCTTTTAGTTAAAGCATCAACAATAATTACTGCTGGATTCAATGCTTTATTTAAACCAACAATACCATCTTTAGCATCATTTAAAGCACCAGAGAAATCTCCTTTGAATAGCTTAGAAATAGCTGACCCCATTAATCCTAGACTTTTGACTGCTGAATCTACCTTATCCATTACAAACTCTTTTATACTTTTACCAAAGTTTTTAAGAGTTTCTATTGGATTAGTAAATAAGTTTATCAATCCTCTACCAAGTGCAGCTAATCTATCAGTAAATACGTCTGTAACTGCACCAAGAACTGCCATTAGTTTAGCAAACTTGTTTTGCCCTTCTTCAGTAGACCTAAAAGCTTGTGCTACTGCAGTTATGGCAATTATCAATGCTCCAATACCAGTTGATATTATAGCAACTCTTAAAGACTTAAATCCTTTTGCTAAATTACCAATAGCTCCTTTAAAACCTTTTATTTTAGTAACTGCTCCACCAGTAAAGCTATCTAAAGTACTAGTTGCTCCACTTAATTCTTTATTAGTGTTATTTAATTCCTTATTTAACTTCTCAACTTCTTTTACCCCTTTATTAGAATTTACTTCTAAGTCTACTACTATTTTTTTTGCCATTTCAATTCTTGTTTTTGTCTTTTAAACACTTCTTTAAAACTATCTGGAAACTTGTTCTTTCCCTTTGCTATTTGTACTATCTCAGATTTACAATCTGTATCTTTTAGTAACTCTAATATTTCTTTTATCATTATGACGTTGTTACATTTATAGTTGTTGTTGTTGATACATTATTATTAAAGTCTGTTGCAGATACTCCAAATGCGTAAGTTGTTCCACTTGTTAAACCAGTTATTGTTACGCAATAAAATTCTTGTAATGGTGTTGCTGAAACTCTTTGTATAAGTACACCATCTTGATAAACAGAGTAACTTTTTACACCCACTCCACTACTATCACTTGATGCTGCCCAACAAAAATTAACTGTACTTGTTCCAATAATTGGTGTGCCAATAACTGGTGCAGTTGGAGGTGTTGTATCTGGAGGTATTGCTGGTGCTGGTGGTGTATAAATATCATTCAACAACTCTAAATCAGATTTACCAGTAAGCATATTTGTTTTGATGCTATTTATCTTATAAGTAGTACCACTAATATTGAATCTGTCTGCTAGTGTATAATTAAGCAAGATTCTTAAAGGTAAATATGCAGTTACTTTTGTTAGTCTGTTTGTTACGTCAAATACATCAGAAATATAATCGCTATGGTATGCGTTAAATAAAGTATCTGTAAATGTATTGTCAGCAGTATATTCGTTTATCTCATTGTTAAAGTTTATATTATACTTGCTTGTTGATGATGATAATGCAACACTATTTGAGGGTACATTATATAGCGTTACCTCTGAATGACTACTTGTAGTATCTAAAAAAGATATGCTATTACCACTATTTAAAATTGGATAAAATAATAAGGGCTTACCATAGTAAGGAGCTTGGTTATCATCTACAAAAAACCCATACTGAATTGATGTTAATGTATCAGTATTTGTGTCTGGTAATCTTTCATAAAGCATTTGTGAGAATGGTGTTTTAACCTTGTATATTTTACCATCTAAATTTTCTCCACTTGTGTATTCTGTCTTTCCCCAAGTGTTGTTAAATAGTTGAGAATGTTTACTTGCTAAAAACGTTTTTGTATCTCCGTGTTCAAACGTTATTTCTTTAAATGGCAAAGCAACATTAACAGAGCTTTTATCTCTATCAACAAACTCTGTTACATCATAAGAAACACCATCATCATAAAAATCATCTAAGGTTTTTACAATTACTTCATCTGTATCATCATCAATATAAGATGTTAGATTAAACATTTTAAAAATACCAGTTAGAAAGTCTATTATTTTCAAGTCTGGTATCTGTTGTGTGATAATAAAATCAAAAGCATTTGTGTGAGAAAATGCAGCAGATGTATAAGTATTAAACACTTCTAAACCAGCTAAAAGTTTATATCCAATATCCCAAGTAACTTCTGAGAATGTAATATTCTGAGATGATTGTATGATAACATTATAACTTCCTTGTGATGTACCTAAATCATCTTTTGTTATATCTAAATCTCCAGTTACACTTCCACTATTGTAAATCTGTGTTCCGTTTAATTGTACAGAAACACTATAAGAAAAACCACTTGTTGTTCTTAGTTTTAAATCTAATTTACTATATCTGCTTGGAGTACCACCAACATATAAAGTTGATGTGTTTGACATCAATGTAATGCTTAAACTAGGAGTTGTAGTAGTCCAAGTATTAACCAAAGATTCTACTTCTGTTGCAGTTGGAGATTCTACATAACCTTTCTTTCTATGCAACCACATAAACAAATTGTAGTAAGGTGTATTTGTACTTGTAAAGAAATCATCACTAAAAGAAATATTATAGTTTGTTTCTATTGCTTGTATAATAGTATCAATTCTTATTGCAAACTTTAAATCATCCCAAGATACTCCGTGTAAATTAGCACCACCTCCACTTTCATAATAAACATTACCTTCTTCATTTGCAGATGAATGAGAGTTATAACCTAATCTTTGAGTATGTGTTATTAAGGGTGCTATAATATCGCTTGTTGCTGGGTTTGCTTTTAGTTTTGTTTTTACATTAGCAGCATTATAAACAAGTGTGTTTGAATTTAAGTCTGTTAAAGCACCTAGTTTATCTTCTCCAAGTAAGTCTTTTAATGTAACTGTATTACCAGTAAACCTAACTTTGTATGAAGATGGTACATTGTTTTTTAAATCAACACCTTCTAGTTTTATTTTACCTTTCTTAAATTTTAAGTGATTTAATTCTAAGGTTGCACTTACTCTACTTCTACCATCAAAACCATTTGTAATACTATTGTTGTAATAGTGTTTAAATATTTTATTATTCTCTTTTGTTGCTGGTAATGTGAATGTCTTTGAATAGTCTGTAAACACTTTCTGAACGTCTTTTACGTTCTGGATTGTTTGTGTTAGTACAACACTTTC